ACTTTTTTTTCATCATCAATAACGTCAACCCATTTATCAATCAATAATTTTTCTTGATTTCTTAAGTCTTTCTCTTCTTTTTTTTGTGCTTTTACTTCCGCTGGATTGGCACCATGCATTTCAAGAAGTTTAGTAACTCTTTTCATACTATCCGCAACTTCTTCCATAGATTTTTCTGGTGCTTTTGGCATATTATTTACTCTTCTTATTTAATCTTCTTTCTTCTTCTTCTAATTCCCTCATTAATAAATTTACATAAATTGTTCTTTCAAAATCAGGTAGCATATTGCTTACATCAAGACTTATATTTATCTTCCTTGCTAAAATATATTGTTCTTCAATTATACTTTGTAAGGAAGTAGCCCACAAATTAATTATGTAAAAAAATTGTTTTCAATAGGAACTACTGTTTCGACTTCGTAATTACATTGTCTACATTTGATAGTGTATCTTAGATCCAATCCAAATGACATTTCATCAATGGCATCTCTAATCTTATCATAATCACCTGTAGAAATATTTTCTATAAGATATTGTTTATCTATTAATTTTAAATTTTCATCTATTCCATCTGGTGATTCAACTTTATTTATTGCACAAGCATGATAAAGTATTTGTATATCTGCTTGTTTTTGAATATCTGATAAATGTTCATGTATCATAGATGGTTTAATTTCTTTTTGATGTTTTCTTTTTAATCTTCTTAGATATACCTTTACACCGTGTCCAAGATCGACAATAGTTTCATCTTTACTTTTATCTAATGGTTTTACAGGTAATTTGTTAAGGTCTACTTTGTTTAAAGATTGTGATTTGCATTGTGGACAGTTAAGAGAGAATTCAAGAACTTCACCTTTTGTTTTCTTTCTTAATTCTACTAGTAGATAGAATCTATCTTCTAAGTAAAGCTCATCTATATTGAAATTTTCTGACAAAACACAAGATAATATCATATCATCTAATGCTTGTTCTTGAATTAGTAAATTTGTTTCGTTCTCATAAGTTAAAAGCTTTTTTAATTGACCAGTTATTACTGGTTTAAATTTTACATCCTGTTCACTTCCTGGCAATTTACAATCGAAGTCGTAAACATTAACATGATCATAAAATTTCGGTCTACTACTATTATTATCTGACATATTACCTCCTCCTTCTCACAGTATTTATAATAATTTAGTTGCTTTTTTAAGATCCTTCATAACATATTACTATGTTAGGTTAGGATATCACTTTTTATAGCATATGCCCAGTAACCTAAACCTGGATAAGGGCCAGGATAAACCATATCTAATCCGAATGAAGCAGAATGTCTTGTAGTCATTGTTCCATATGTTCCATGAGCTTTTTCTTGATCTATTCTCTCATGATATGTTACTCTGTTCATTCCTGCTGCTAAAGTACGATTCTGTTGGCTATTCTTTCCTCCTGCTGGATTATCTGAGAATAGAAATTTAGTTCCTATTCCTAGTGCTACTGCTGCTGCATGATTATCAACTACTGTTAGTGCGTTAAAAACGGATGTCTCCATAATTCCTCCTATAATTGTTTATAGTTTCACAAAGACATATTACTATAATTTTTCTTTCTAATTTATATTATCTTAGTTTAGTTACCAGCTTCTTTAAAACTTACTTCATGATAACTATAAGTAAAAGTCACATCAAAAGTAGCGACTTCTGTAGAAGAGTAATCTACAGCTATTTGTCCTACTTCTTTAGGCCAACCATCATGTAAAACAAATTCTAAGATTGTTTCACCTTCATATCCTACCATTTGCATCCTTTGATCTTTCATGTGGACGTTATGTGTAGAATAAAAATTCGTATTTGGATTATGAATTAAATTACTCCACCTTTCAAAAAGCATACGAACTTTTGCTTCTAGATCAACATTAAAAGTAATCGTAACATCAGTGTATGTATGTTTTCCAGCGAATTTCCAATCAAACCCTTGCCAGTTTATAGTAACTTCATCCATAGCAGTTGATGGCATTTGTGCTGTTTTGACTAGGTAGATTGTTTGTTGCTCTGTTAAAGGTGCGTCCAAAGCAGTAGGCCAAGATGGTGAATAATAAAATAATGAGCTTTTAGCTCCATCACCAAAGTTTGCTTTAAATGCTTCTATATTAAATGAATTTGTATCTGGCATTTTTCTTCTCCTTAATTAAATTTTACTTCTTAATTCTTGTACAGGTTATGACCAATCATTGGATTTATATCGTAGTCTATCATCATCATCTCTTGTCTCTACTCTATTAACCCCTGGTCTGGTAGCAGTTTTAGTTTGATCACCAGTATCATCTGATTCAAGAATATCGAATACTTGAGTGTATCCTGCATCAAGACTGACATCTCTTCTGTAATAATGAACTCTATGTCTTAATTGAGTTACTTTTTGTTGATTACCTGATTGATTCCCATATCCTGCCATTGTTCCATTGCCATGAATTTGAGTTTCATTAAATAGAAAGTTAGTTCCATCGGCTAGTAATAGGGCATCTGCTACTGTTTCTACATTTACTAATGCGTTAAATGCTGTTTGTTTCATAATTATTATCTCCTTTATAGGGAGGGTTTCCCCTCCCATTTATTATGGTGTACTTGCGGCTACTAATTCTGTGAAGCTTGCTCCAGTTTTGGTAGCAATTAGGTTAAGTACGATAAATTCAGCGGCCCTTGTAGGCTTGATGTAGATATCACACCATAACTCATTTCTATCAATTCTTTCTGGAGTATTGTTTCTACTATCACATACGATTAAGTAGTCAAAGATACCTCTTCTTGCTACAACATCTCTTAAGAATGGATCAATAAGATTAATTATTTGTAGTCTTGAAAAAGTATCATTTGGTTCAAACAAGAAGTACTTCAAAGCAGTAGAAATTGCTTTAGCTAGAATAATAAAAAGTCTTCTCACATTAATTCTGTTAAATGCAGAATTTTTGTCTAGCATATTTTTCTGACCCCAAATAACTTTACCTTGTCCAGAAAAACTTACGATTGGATTCATTCCATTCTTATAAAGAATGTCTCTTTCACCTTGTACTGGATTCCAAGCAAGTTTTCTCACGTTTCTTAGAATTGCTCTATTCAATCCTGCTGGAGCAAACCAAGCTTCTGCTACATCGTCTGTATTAGCGTATATACCAGCGGCATGTCCAGAAGAAGGAACCCATCTATACTTGTTATTCCATTTATCAAAGACGTTCAACCAGTTAGCGTATAAGGCAACATAACTAGAGTTCTCATTGAAATCTTCATACGGAGCAGGATTACCTAATGTTCCTATTCTCCAATCTCTACATTCAGTAGCTTCATTTCCTCTGTTATTCACTACTAATGCTTTCGGAACATCTAAAGTACCTACTGCATCTTTTCTGAATTCACAAATAGATAGAATGTTTTGTTTTACAGTAGAAGATTTATTAGAATCAATAAATATATTGACATCTATTCTTTCTGGATCTTTATAAAGTTCATATGCTTCAATAATATCTCCATCTTGAACAGAGTCTCCTTGATCTCTAACTCCTCCACCGAAATTAGTATAATCAACCATGTATTTATTTTTCATACTGGTATTTTTAAAAGCGGCAGTTGTAGCTACTCTTATATATTGTGAGAAATTGTTAAGTACATTTTCAACCCATTGACTTCCACCTTCATCATCTACGGCTTTTGGATCTGTACTGACTAAGAATGACTCTACTACTGAATAAGGAACTAATTTTTTATTGACATCTTCTTGTTGAGCGGCCTTTACGATTACGATAAATTGATTATCATCATTAAATGCCTTATCGACTTCGTTATCAATATCATCATATAGTTCAGCGGATAGTCCTATGGTAGCTGTATCAGTACCCTTTCGAATTTCATTATAAGTATCTCTTCCCACGATGGCTACTTTAACAAAATTTCCCCACTCTCCTCTACTTTGAGCTATAAATGCCATTTCAGAACCATTTTCTGGTCTTCCTGGATCAAATACTACATCTTCTTCTCCAAATTCATCTGGATCTTCCGATTCGAAATCCGATAACTGATAAGCACTTCCTTCAACATAAGGAGTTAAAGTACTTCCTGATAAAATTGTTCCATAAGCACCAGCGAAAGTTGCGCTAGGAGCTAATACTCTTGTACAATATAAGTTATTTCCGAATTGTAGAAACCCAATTGAAGCCATTAGATCTTCATATGAATCATCTTCTGGTGTTCCAAAAACTTCTGTCAATTCATCACTATCATTAACTAATTGTATTTTTAATTCTGGCCCTTTCCATGTATTCCTCAACACACTCACACCTATAGAGGTTGCTACGGCTGGAATAGTAGTCGTTAGGTCTATTTCATTAACGTCTACCAATGGTGATAAGTATTGTGTCATAATTTCTTCCTCCTTTATATCGGTAAAACCCCGATAGCTTTACTTAATCTATTTTCATTCCATTAACTATAACCTTTTTATTTCCCACAGTCTGCATATATTTTTTAATAGCGTTTTTTGCTTTCACTTCATCCTTCGAAACTGTGGATACCTTCAAAGTAACTGTATAGTCATGTCTTTTTTCTCCATACCCAACTACTTCACTTATCTTTTTTGTTTCATTTAAAGCATTATTTAAAAATTCTTGCATTGTACTAGCCATAATTTCTCCTTTTTATACAGATAGCTTCTCTGAATTATTGGATATAGTCATATCCTATACTATTTAAAAATTAAAATCATCTTTCTCTAATACTATTTATATATTTTTTTTATTTTGGAAGAAAATTAGGGTCTTTATGAGGATACTGCTTCATTAACTTTAAAGTAATCATATGTAAAGTTTACAGTACTTTCTAATTGAACATCACCTTCTCTTGTACTAAAAGAAACTTCTCCTAAAGTCGAAGGCCATATATCTACAAATCGAAGTTCTACGATAGGTATTCTATAATTCGTCATTACTATAAGACTTGCATCTACAGCATAAGAACGATGTAGATCTGCTATCTTGTATGAGTTATCGTTTATAAAACTCATCCACTTATAAAGTAATTTCCAGTTTGCTATTTCTGAATCCACTACATAACTAACTAACCATGAATCATATTCCAAAGGCACTAAAGCATGTTTCGTTTTATTCGATTGCCAGCGAAGTTCTTCTTCTGCCATTGATAAGCTAGGTATAACCGCTGAAAAGATATTCATAATAAACGGATTATTAGCTGATATTGATTCTTCTGTAGGGAGTTTTGGAAATATCAACTGAAAATTAGTTGGTGTAGCTTTATCTAGGTTTGTTAAACCTGATGATGCACATTGAATTGCCATTTACTTCTCCTATGGTAACAGGCTAATAGAACTGTTTATTGATTTTTCTAATTTTGATTTAATTTTATCCCAATCACCAACAGCTTTTGTATCTATTTTTCTAACATCTGTACCTATTTTAACTAATGCATTTTTTATTTTTGATGCTAATTGACGATTTCTTGGCCCTGTATCTCTTGCTTCATCTATTTTATATTTTTCTACTAAATCCATAGTTTCTTTTCTCCATTATTTCCATATCCTATTTGCTTTCTTTAAAACCGAACCTGAAACAACAGAAAGTTCATCCGTTTTCTCATCCTTGAAAAAATAAGTAACATCTGTTCCTCCTTTATCGGAAAATTTTTCTACATAACCATAATGCTTCACACCACGGCTATCATAATACTCCCATCTTGGTTGACCCTTACCTTTACCACTAGAAACTATACTATTCTTGTTTTCCCCTATATACTTTTCTATTAAATCCATAATTTTTTTCTCCTTAAACTGCAAAAGGTGATCTACTATCACAAGGTTCGAATAGATTGTATTTAACAATCAAATCTCCATCTTCTATTTTTCCTCTTAGATCTATAATTGTTCCACCAGAAGCACCTGATGTAAATGTAGAAGTAGAATCACCTACATAATTTATAAATTGTTCTGGATCTGTAAACATACTAGTAAATATTTTACCTATTAATTTAGATGATTCGACTGGTTTGAAGAACCATGTTTGTAATTCGAAATCTAGTGTATAGTTAATTACTCTATATTCTTCATCTCCCATTTCATGACTTAATTCTGGAGTAGCACTTCTAAAAAGTACTTTTACATCAAAGTCTATTCCTAGTTCTTTAAGATATACTCTTATAAAAATATGTGGAGCAAAAAATGGTAGTATTTGTTCCATTATCTGGTCTATATCTACCATATGTAAAGTCCATATGTTCATAGTGACTGTAAGATTATATGGGATTGGATGAAGAAATTTCTGGTATTCTCCCGTTTCTGTATTGGCTCCTTTGCATATTTCGAATTTATCATTCACCGCTCTTTCAGAAGCCCAATCAATTGAAGATATC